AGAAACAATGTTCAACAAGACTATACGGCAAGGTTTCGAGATGACGAGATTATTTACAATTTGTTTAGAAACCAGACGGTCAATATTGAGGCGGATATGATGTGCAAGTTGCTCACGACAGACAACGAATAAAGGGGGCGAAGCCCCCCTTTGACCCCTAAGGGAACTTGCCGTTCCCTTATGATCCCATGCTACATAACAATTTAAATTCCAATTTTAAATTGTTTTTTTTTAATAAAAGGAAGGAGGGGTTATAGGGGAACGTAGTTCCCCTAAGGGAAGGGGTCAAAGGGGAAACCGTAGGTTTCACCTTGTGTTGACGAAAAACTCCCGACTCGAATCCAAAACTTTATAATCTCTATCAATCTTGGTCGGAAGATCAAGCGGAACCACCAGTGTGCTAATATCCTCGCGATACTTGATGTATCCAACCGCCTCATTAAACACATTGGGTACGGCATATTCCAAAACCAACTGGTTTAATCGCTCCACTTGTGCAGTGACACCCGTCGGAAAATGCTGGGCATACTGCATATAAATGCTTCGCATAATGATTTTCAAAGTATCTGGATTTTGAGGCAAAACAGTGAATTCTTGCTTGGACATTTTGTAAACACCAGCACGAATTCCATTTTGCAAAATCTGGATATTTCCTGCAGAGAAGAAAACCTGACTTAACATATTGTCCTCCCATTCACCGGCAATTGCACCACGGTATTCAGTGGCTTTGTTTTTAATAGCTACTTTCTCTGCAAGTTGGAACTGAATAGCCGGGTCGGGTTCTTCCATCAAATTCACACGACCATTGTATCTTGCTAAATCCAAAATTTTATTATTATAGGCATTTGAAACAGATGAACCTGGTTTAGACATAATATAATAAAATAGATGCAGACAATTTTATAGAGAACTAATATATAATGAGTTTTTTAGGACAAGGACAAGGACAAGGACAAGGACAAGGACCATTAGAAGGAGTCGGATCAACAATAAGTTCTGGACTAAATTCGATTAGCTCCGGATTAGGAATGGGTTCATCACCTACAACCACCAATGTTGGATTTGACAGTTTTTACACAACCGTTTTAACAATTGCAGTTGTTGTTTTAATTCTTGTTTTAGCATTTTTAGGATGGACAATGTCTAAACAGAAAGAGACAGACAATTTCCCCAAACTTCAGACATCTTGCCCCGACTTTTGGAAAATTGAAAAAGACGGAGAAAAAAATTACTGCATACAACCAGAACAAGATAAGGTAAATAGTGGTTCCGCAGATGCAATTAATGATGCTCCCGGTTTTGAAAACGGCAAATTTGACTTTGCAAATTCAGGATGGTCGGCCGGCGGAAATGCCGTGTGCGCCAAAAAGAAGTGGGCAAATTCCCACGGAATTAACTGGGACACAGTGACAAATGCAAACTATTGTTAAACGTTAATCCATGGTGTAGTAATTGGCATATAAGAAGTATACAGTGCAATAATTGTCGCTAAAGAAGCCAGAGTTGCTTTGGAAACATCATTCTTTTTAACTACAAAATTGTCATACAAATTATTTAGAATAGCATCTTTTTTTAATGTAACACCATTAAATTGATTTGCCTCATTAAAATTTTGAATATATTCATTAAATTCTTGTTTATTATCGGATGAAAACATTTGTGTAATAATCAAATTAATATCAAATTCCCGTGTTGGTTTGTCAAATACATTTGCCATTTCTGTAGCCAATGTATCATTATTTATCCACCAATAACCCACCGTATTTTCAAAAGCACGACCAATAATGGTTGGCTGTGCAGCTAATAATGTTGACCCAACAACTAAAAATACCGATAAAAATGTTGATAATAAAGTGTCGACAATATCTTTGTTTTTAATTTCTTTATCTATGCTTGCTTTGACTGCAAATATAGAACCAAAAACAAATACCCAAATTAAAATTAGTAAAAATAAACTATTTGTTTTTTTAAAAGTAATTACTGAAACAAAAATAACAATAACATTAAATATCATTAATACAAAAAACAACGATGTTATTCCAAAATCACTTGCCATATATTATTCAACTAGATTCTATTTTTGGCGTAATTAATTCACTTCAAAAATATAATAAAAAATTATAATGTCGGAAAATCCCAGTTTAGTAGAACCTGATGTCCTATATTTTATTGAAAATTCATTGAAAAAAGCACATGAGTATAAAATGAATACATACTCTTTTTTTTTTAATTTTGCAGTTGTTGCACTGTTTATCGTTGTATTTGGCGGATTTCTATATTATCGATACAAAACAAAACCGACTCCCTATGAAATCCAGCAAAAAATGAAGAGAGACCAGGAAATCATAATGTCCAAAATCCAAATGTATCAAGATGACAAAAAACGTGGAGAATATTCGGGCATGACCAAGATTCCATTTGTAGACACTGATTACTATTTGAGGAACTTGCCCATAAAATAAATGGCACCATTGTATATATAAATGGAAAATAAATTAGAAGCATTGTTAATAAGAGGAAAAAAAGGAAACCAATGCTATATTAATGAATCGTTGGACGGACCAATTGATTTAATTTCATTAAATGATAGTGGAGTTGAAGAATTACATTTTGTAGACGGAACTATTTCTCAACTTGAAAATCTTCCAAATAGTTTAAAAAAAATTGTTATCAATGGTAATAAATTAAAAGAAATTCCACGTTTGCCCAATTTAGTGCATTTAGAAGCAAATGACAACAAATTGACACATGTTAATTTAAAAGATTTGAACAATTTGGTTTCATTGTATTTAAACAATAATAGAATCAATGACATACAAAATATTCCAGCCTCGTTAAAAGCATTGTATATTAGCGGAAATGAGCTGCGCAACCTAGATTTAAATGGCGCAAATTCTTGCACAACCGTGAACTGTCTTAACAACTCAATGCTGGAACAAATCATACGTGGCAAACAATTCTCATACCCCTATTTTAAATTAGACAAAGACCCGCATACAAAAATAATTGTACAGATGGCTGGGGGAGCCAAGTCATCAATTGATGTTAAAACTGCTGTTGAAAATTACTACAAACTAAAAAAACAATACGAAGACAATAAAACAAAACTAATTGAAAAAATAAAAAGCAAAGAGATTTCAAAACAAAAAAAGATTAAAGAAATTCGGAATGCCCAATTTAAATGTATAAATTGCGGCAAAGAGGGCGGGACTATTTTTAAAAAAGACGATAGTTATTTGAAAGCAATCTGTGGAAATAAAATGGACCCTTGCAAACTAAATATTAAAATTTTATCAAGCATGACTTTGTCGGAAAACGATATTCGCGAAATGGAAGCCGAAGTCAATGCTGCAAAACAGAATATCATCAAATTAAAAATGGACACGCTTTTTGGCTACATAACAGAAGAAGAATCAATTAAAAAATTTGAAAAAAATGTTGAAATTATAAAAAAAAATAGTGTTTTAGAAAAAACACTAGCATCAATTTTCGAGGTTCAGAATGACAGTAAACAAGTAAATTTAATAAAGAAAAAGATGGACACTATTTATGCCGAAATGGCCAACATACGAGAACTTTTAAATGAATACGGTGCCACTAATAATAAACGGTTGTTAAAAGATATTGCATTAAAGCACCAGAGTATTAATGACATTTTAACAGTTGTGCGTTCAATGAAATATCCAATTCACGAAGTTGTTGAAGAAACCGTTTATGACCGCGTAGATACTGAAGAGAATTTCATTGATGAAAGCAAAGCCCCAAAAAAAACAATGAACGTTTTAAAGCAATATCCGTATAGTTTTGATGACTTTTTCAATCCAAATTTGGATTTATTGAAAGTATTGAAATATGAAAAATAAATTCATTTACTATATACAAATATGTTCATTCCTATAATTTTATCATTGCTGTTAGCGACAAACACCAATGACACACAGTGCTACACGGTCGTCCCAAAACCATTTGTTCAGTCCAAAGTCCGAATTATGCAATACAATGTCGAGTGGTTTTTCTTGAAAACTTATAACGGATGCCCAGGGACAAGTTGCACATGGCCCGACTTATCATCAGCCACAACCCATATGAACGCTTTAGCAAAAGTGATTGGCGATTTGAATCCCGATATTGTCAATTTGTGCGAGGTGGAAGGCTGTTACGAGCTCTCTCAGCTCAATGGATTGTTGAACAACAGTTATAACCCTTACCTCATTTATGGAACTGATTCAGCCACCGGGCAAAATGTGGGGCTCCTGAGTAAAATCACTCCAACTACAAATTTGCAAAGAACTGCTGGAACACATACTTACCCAGTTGCCGGTTCTAAATGTGGATACACTGGTTCACCCGGTTCTTCTGGCGTTTCTAAAAATTATTACACCACGTATAAATTTGGGGAAATGACTGTCCATTTAATTGGCACCCATTTATTGGCGTATCCAACGGACGTCTCTCGATGCGCTTCGCGCGAGGCGCAAGCGTCTGTGCTCCAAGAACTAATTGTCTCTCTTCTTACCGACAAATCAGTTGGTCTCATTTTGATGGGAGATATGAACGATTATGATGCAGAGGTCCCAGATTTGAACAATGACAAGCCGAAATCAATGGTTTTGAACATTCTGAAAGGGTTGTCGGGAACTTATGCTGGTCAATATGAACTAACATCGGTTGCATCATTGGTGGACCAAGACCAGAGATATACGGATTGGTGGGACAAGAACGATGATTGCACATCTTCTCTCACAGAAATGACAATGATTGACCATTTTTTGGTTACGCCGAATTTAGTTGATAAAATTACCAAGGTCACTTTCCCGCATCCATATCAGGAAGTATGCGGAACCACAAATTCGGACCATTATCCAATTGTGGTGGATTTTTTATTTTAAAGGGCATAAGCGGTAAGCAAAGTGGCGCTGAACCCAAGGTATTCAGATAAGCTTCGCTTATCTTACGCCTTTTAATCCCTCCTTTATAAAGGGAAGGTTCAAAAGGCGGAAGCCCGAAGGGCTGTATCCGTAGGTTTCCCCTAAGTTATTTTCTCCATTTTTATTTCGTAACGAGTAATATATTTTATTTAAGATGTCTTCAAAACAAAATGTATTTTATTATAGCAATTATTGTCAGCATAGTCAGAAAGTGTTGCAGTTCTTGGTCAGGGCAAATTTAACGACCGAACTTGCATTTGTGTGTATTGATAAGCGAGGCCGCGACCCCAATACAAACCAAATGTATATCATTATGGAGAATGGCGACAAAATATTGATGCCACCAAATATCCATAGTGTTCCAGCAGTTTTGATGATACAGAATAATTATAAAGTAATTTACGGCGAGGAAATTGTCAAACATTATGAACCAAACATTGTGAATGAAAAAATGATGGCAACTAATTTTAATGGTGAACCGAGTGGCTTTACTTTAGGCGGTCCAAATTCGGGTGTTCCATTGAATGCAACCTACAATGGTCGACAAATGATAAATACGCCACCTATGGATGGCGGAAGCAACAAGATTAAGGATGGAGACACATCCATGACGAATAAAATGGAGGAGATGCGAAAGGCACAAGACAGTCAATTGGGAATTGCAGGACCTTCCAAAAATCCATTTTTGCAACCCATAAAGGGAACCAAGGTTCCCTTTTAATCCCTCCTTTTGAACTTTTCTTTTGAACTTTTCTTTTGAACTTTTCTTTTGAACTTTTCTTTTGAACTTTTCTTTTGAACTTTTCTTTTGAACTTTTCTT